TTATTTTGTGCCCTTCATGACAGACGGTAACGGTGTCAATACCGCCACTAACGCGCCGGCAGAAGATCCGGATATTCCGGCATCAGGATATTACGGTGCGGCATCGAGAACGAATGGAAACCAGGTATCATCAAACCGCCCGACACATTTCAGTTCATGGGCGCGCAGGAGCATTATTCCGGATCGTCTGGCAACCGCTATTCTGAACGCAGCCGGGCGCACCTCCGCCTTCATCAGTGGTAAGGCACCGGAAATCAAACCCTCGCCCGGCGGCAACACGCCATCGGGTCCGTCTGCAGATACGTCCGTTCGCACAATCTCCCTGCTGCCGGCAGCCGGAGAGGCTGCTGCGCAGGGCTGGAGCATTAAGGATGGCGGAATTCAGTTGTCAGATGGTGTATTTAAGATCACCAAGCAGAGCAATAAAACCTGGTCCCTGACGCATCCGGTGGATGACGCAATTACCCTGCTGACACAGGGCGGCAGACTGACCTGTAAGTTCCGCCTGTCAGGCGCACTGACCAACAATCAGTTCGGGCTGGGGATTTATCTGTATACGGATGCTCCCGTTCCTGATGGTGTGGCGATGACGGGTACCGGTAATCCGTTCCTGATGTCGTACTTCACTCAGACCACTGACGGCAGAGTGAATCTGATGCATCACAGGAAAGCCGGAAACACGAAGCTGGGGGAGTTCGGCGATTACGGTAACGACTGGCAGACGCTGGAGCTGGTGTTCACCGCCGGCAGTGCCACGGTTACTCCGAAACTGAATGGAGTGGCTGGCCCGGCATTCCAGGTTATAAAAGACAGTCTGACACTGGGACTGAATGCGCTGACGCTGACGGATGTTACAAAAAATGCAGCGTATGGCGTTGAGATAGAAAGTCTGGTGCTGGAGATAAATGCACCGGCAGCATAATAAAAAAGAGCCAGCGACTGACCTGAAAGAAGACGCTGGCTAAAAGGCCTTATATGTTTGTAGAGACTTATTTTTCACAGACAGCAATGATGCCTGTCAATATATTATCAATATGCGGATTGTTTCAGTTACAGATGCTTTATTAAGGAAAAAAACAGCCAGCACTGACTTTCGGTGGAGAGGTGCTGGCTCAGAAGGATAGTTGGATTTCACATGATACTTATGCCTGGCGGTATATTTTCTGACAGACAGTGACGGGTGTTGTCAAGATATTGTGTCATTTATAACCTGAATCAGGGGAGGCCGGAATGTTATCTGGCATTTTTAGCAGAGCCTGAATGCCATAATCACGGCTCCCGGAGTTGGCCGTCAGTGGGTGACACTGGCGGCTTTTTTGTTTTCTTTACTTTCATTTTCTGTCGGCGGTGACGGAGACATACATCAGATGGAAAAAATCACAACAGGTGTGTCATACACCACGTCAGCGGTGGGGACGGGATACTGGTTACTGCAGCTGCTGGACAAAGTCTCTCCGTCCCAGTGGGTGGCGATAGGTGTGCTGGGGAGTCTGCTGTTTGGCCTGCTGACGTATCTTACTAACCTGTATTTCAAAATCAGAGAGGACCGTCGTAAGGCGGCGCGGGGAGAGTAGACGATGAATAAACAATACGAACTGGTTGTTAAAGGGATAAATATTTACCCGGATAAGATTACTGTTACTGTGGCGCTGGAAACTGGTGGGTATACGTCACTGTTGTTGCCAAATGTGGTGATTGATCTTGATCGTGTTGAAGGTGCCCCGCTGGAGTTTTACGAAGCTGAGGCGAAAAAGAAGGCGAAGCAGTTTTTCATGGATATTGCTGCCGGGTTATGTGAAGGGAACGAACCGTTGCCGGAAAAGCGCCTCTGTTCAGAAGAGCGGTATACCATACAAATTAACAATGCATATAACACGATACAGTCAGAAAAAGATGATATCGAATCACGCATTGAAAAACTGGAGAACAGCGTCGTTGAACTGAATAAAAAACTGTCGGTGCAGATCCCTTCCGAAGGTGAAAAAAACGCCGTGATGAGCAGTTCGCGGCGTTTTACGATTATTGCCGGAAAGTGATGAGCAGAAATCTCGCAGAGTGTTTCCGTATTCAAAAAAACAGAGAGCGCTCTGCAAATAGTGAGATTCTGGATAATTTTTTAAAGGGGACGCATCTCGCCAGTGATTGTTTCATTGCTCATTCTTTTGGTGGCTTTCATGAGGCCATCAAACATGATGTTGAGAGAAGTCCAGGTATCCTCTGTTCCATTCCCGTAAGCATCGAAATAGACACAAATACGATAACCGGTGAACTCGTTACCGCCGGAGTCGGTATATTCCGTCATGAGGGGAACGATGCCAAAGGTTCCTTTACAAAAATCGGGCCGTTCTTTCTGAAGGTAGAGCGATAGTTTGTTAAGTACCCATCCGACAGCTCGCTCATTTTGGTTTATTTTCGTATCGCGAAACAAAAATTCGAAGCGGCCAGATGACGCATGGGTGCAACCAAATACCGGGGCGTATTCATCAACCTTTGGTGTTCCTGAAAACATGCAGTCCGTGCTCTCGAATGCAGATGAATTGCTGTTGATCCACTTAACAAAAGAAAAAAGGTCTGAATCGCTTGTCTGTCTGAATATTCAACAAAATCCTCAAGGTGTGTCTCGATCAGTTCCGGGTGTTTACGAAAGTCATAATATTGACCGGGACGATATTTATGAGTGGTTGTTTTATCCCATGGTTGTGCTCTGCGTCCCTGTAAACGGAGGTCTGCCGCTGGATAGATAAGCATAAGTAATCTCCTGGTGGAATGTAATCCACGATCATCCGGGGAAATTAAGAACCCGCCAGTGCCCACCACTGGTGGGGTGAAGGCTTAACATATCCAGGGATTCGGAACCGATAAATCCTGATAAATATCCATGAACGCAAAAATCAAATACGGCCTGTCGGCTGCCGTTCTGGCGCTGATTGGTGCAGGGGCGTCTGCGCCTGAAATCCTCGACCAGTTTCTGGATGAAAAGGAAGGTAACCACACCACGGCATACCGTGATGGTGCGGGTATCTGGACCATCTGCCGTGGAGCCACCCGGGTGGATGGTAAGCCTGTTATTCCTGGCATGAAACTGACGAAGGAAAAATGCGACCAGGTTAACGCTATTGAACGTGATAAGGCGCTGGCATGGGTGGAGAAAAACATCCGGGTGCCGCTGACCGAACCCCAGAAAGCGGGGATCGCGTCATTCTGTCCGTACAACATTGGCCCCGGTAAGTGCTTCCCGTCGACGTTTTATAAACGAATTAATGCAGGCGATCGAAAAGGTGCCTGTGAGGCGATTCGCTGGTGGATTAAGGACGGTGGCAGAGACTGCCGTATCCGTTCAAATAATTGCTACGGTCAGGTCTCACGGCGTGACCAGGAGAGCGCGCTGGCGTGCTGGGACATCGACAGATAGCAGAATATTTTCCTGAAAAATGACGTTGGCCAACGCGGGTGGATAACACGAAATCCTGAAAACTGGTAAAACCTAAGTGAATAAAAGTAAAAAACCCGTTTGTTGGCAGCAAGCGGGGTTTTGTGTTTTCTGACCTTGAGTAAGGCAAGGGAGAAATTATGGGTAGGGAGGTACTTTCCCTGTGAGGAAGTATAAAAGATTCTTTCTGAGGTTGTCCATTATGAAAGGCATTGAAGTGGAGACGCCAGTCTGGATTTAACAAGAGCGGCAGCTTTTGCCATTCGTATTGTGGCCATTGCTGTTCTGGTCTGGGCAATCCGTTGGTGGTGATATGAACCGTGTTCTGTGCGTGGTTATCATTGTCCTGCTGGTGGCCTGTGGTGCGCTTAGTCTGGGGCTGAATCATTACCGTGATCACGCCATCATCTACAAAGAGCAGCGCGATAAAAAAGCCAGTGAGCTGGAGCTGGCGAACGCGACAATTACTGATATGCAGATACGCCAGCGTGATGTCGCTGCACTTGATGCCAGATACTCGAGGGAATTAGCCGATGCGAGAGCTGAAAATGAAACTCTGCGTGCTGATGTTGCCGCTGGTCGTAAGCGCCTGCGGATCAACGCCACCTGCTCCGGTACCGTGCGTGAAGCCACCGGCACCTCCGGCGTGGATAATGCAACCGGCCCCCGACTGGCAGACACCGCTGAACGGGATTATTTCATCCTCAGAGAACGGCTGATGGCAATGCAGAAGCAACTGGAAGGAGCACAGGAATATATCCGTACCCAGTGTATACCGTGATGTTTTGTTATGAAGGTGTTACTGGTAACGTTAAGGTAATTTAACAAAGAGTCAGTTCCGGACTTTATAGTGTGCTCAGTTCATGGCCAAAAACGATTTCTGTGATAAATATTTTGAATATTATTTACAGGTAAATGGAGTGGGGCACATGGATAGAAATATTACAATAGAGAATGAAGTATATGCCCGTATTGTATGGGCAGAGAAGGCAAAAACACGGTAATTCCGTGTGTTGCCATGATACCTGATTGGCAGAATAGTTGTTTGGTTTTGAGTATATAGTCAGCGTTTTTTGTTCAGTAATTGCTCCCTCAAAAAATAATAAAATAAGGTGATTATTTTTGTTTATTATTTAGTTTTTTTGTGTGTTGTTTTATTGTTTTTGCGTGGTTTGTTTTTATTGTTATTTCATTAAGGGAAGGTAAATTCAGGATGGCAGTCTGTAGATAATCGGAGGTCACTTATGCTACATGATCACGTGGCAGAATGTCTGGAGAAAAAAGGACTGTACCGGAGAGCAGCTGAACGATGGGCAAAAGTGATGGTACAGCTAAGTGATGACCAGAAAAGAAAAGTGGCGGCACAGAAACGAGCAGAGTGTTTGCGTAAGGCGCGCCGGACTCCGGTTTCACCGGTGAACCTGACCGAAATAAAACAAGCGGTCAACAGACTACATTCTGAGTTGGGAATGGGATTTGAAGAGCGGCGGGTATTCCGACGATATAAAGGGACAGGAGAACAGAATACGTCCGGAAACGCGCGGTCAAAAAAATGCTAAAAAATATCTGAGAGAGTTATTGCCTGTTACCATAAGAAAAAGCGACTTTAGTGGTCGCTTTTTGTGTCATATATAAGTCGTTTAAGTAAACCTGTCTGAACAGGTGCTCTGGTCGTGTTTGTCTTTGTTGGGTACAAATTGAGAATATTTTTCATTAATTAATCTTCTTCTGCAGGCTTCAATAACCCACGCTGAAAAATTACCTGAACCTTTCAGGTCAAGAGCGATGTTAATTTGTTCAATCATTTGGTTAGGAAAGCGGATGTTGCGGGTTGTTGTTCTGCGGGTTCTGTTCTTCGTTGACATGAGGTTGCCCCGTATTCAGTGTCGCTGATTTGTATTGTCTGAAGTTGTTTTTACGTTAAGTTGACGCAGATCAATTAATACGATACCTGCGTCATAATTGATTATTTGACGTGGTTTGATGGCGTAGATGCACGTTGTGACATGTAGATGATAATTATTATCATTTTGCGGGTCCTTTCCGGCGATCCGACAGGTTACGGGGCGGCGACCTCGCGGGTTTTCGCTATTTATGAAAATTTTCCGGGGAAAATCATGTCGGTACTTCTCGAACATAACTATTTGTTTTTTCTAATATCGAATCCGTAAAGGTCCGACATGAAAACGCCTGAAAAAGTCATTTTCGGGCACTTTCATGTCGGATCCTGTATTTGTTGTGAGACTGTTTCATGAAGGTTAATAAAAAGAAACTTGCCGAAATTTTCAACGTGGATCCGCGAACGATTGAACGCTGGCAGTCTCAGGGGCTCCCTTGCGTCTCCGGAGGTGGTAAGGGCGTTGAATCTGTATTTGATACCGCCACGGCAATTCAGTGGTATGCGCAGAGGGAAGCTGATATCGAAAATGAAAAACTCCGTAAAGAGGTTGAGGATTACAGGGCTGCCAGCGAGGCAGATCTCCAGCCTGGGACTATTGAGTACGAACGCCATCGACTTACGCGTGCGCAGGCTGACGCCCAGGAGCTGAAGAATGCCAGAGACTCCGCAGAAGTGGTGGAAACCGCATTCTGTACTTTCGTGCTGTCACGGATCGCAGGTGAAATTGCCAGTATTCTTGACGGGATCCCTCTCTCAGTACAGCGGCGTTTTCCGGAACTGGAAAACCGACATGTTGATTTCCTGAAACGGGATATTATCAAAGCCATGAACAAAGCAGCCGCGCTGGATGAACTGATACCGGGGTTGCTGAGTGAATATATCGAACAGTCAGATTGATATTCTGCGGCGTGATGTACGCGCCGGGCTGCGAGCCCTGTTCAGGCCGGAGCCACAGACTGCCGTTGAATGGGCGGATGCCAGTTACTATCTCCCGAAAGAATCCGCATACCAGGAAGGGCGCTGGGAAACACTGCCCTTTCAGCGGGCTATCATGAATGCGATGGGCAGCGACTACATCCGCGAGGTGAATGTGGTGAAGTCTGCCCGTGTTGGTTATTCAAAAATGCTGCTGGGTGTTTATGCTTACTTCATAGAGCATAAGCAGCGTAACACCCTTATCTGGTTGCCGACGGATGGTGATGCCGAGAACTTTATGAAAACCCACGTCGAGCCTACCATCCGCGATATTCCGTCGCTGCTGTCTCTGGCCCCGTGGTATGGCAAAAAGCACCGGGATAACACGCTCACTATGAAGCGTTTCACCAATGGTCGTGGCTTCTGGTGCCTGGGCGGTAAAGCGGCAAAAAACTACCGTGAAAAGTCGGTTGATGTGGCGGGTTATGATGAACTTGCTGCCTTTGATGAGGATATTGAACAGGAAGGCTCTCCGACGTTCCTGGGCGACAAGCGTATTGAAGGCTCGGTCTGGCCAAAGTCCATCCGTGGCTCCACGCCCAAAGTGAGAGGCACCTGCCAGATTGAGCGTGCAGCCAGTGAATCCCCGCATTTTATGCGTTTTCATGTTGCCTGCCCGCACTGCGGGGAGGAGCAGTATCTTAAATTTGGCGACAAAGAGACGCCGTTTGGCCTCAAATGGACGCCGGATGACCCCTCCAGCGTGTTTTATCTCTGCGAGCATAATGCCTGCGTCATCCGCCAGCAGGAGCTGGACTTTACTGATGCCCGTTATATCTGCGAAAAGACCGGGATCTGGACCCGTGATGGCATTCTCTGGTTTTCGTCATCCGGTGAAGAGATTGAACCGCCTGACAGTGTGACCTTTCACATCTGGACGGCGTACAGCCCGTTCACCACCTGGGTGCAGATTGTCAAAGACTGGATGAAGACGAAAGGGGATACGGGAAAACGTAAAACCTTCGTGAACACCACGCTCGGTGAGACGTGGGAAGCGAAAATCGGCGAACGTCCGGATGCTGAAGTGATGGCAGAGCGGAAAGAGTATTATTCAGCGCCCGTTCCTGATCGTGTGGCTTACCTGACCGCCGGTATCGACTCCCAGCTGGACCGCTACGAAATGCGCGTATGGGGATGGGGGCCGGGTGAGGAAAGCTGGCTGATTGACCGGCAGATTATTATGGGCCGCCACGACGATGAACAGACGCTGCTGCGTGTGGATGAGGCCATCAATAAAACCTATACCCGCCGGAATGGTGCAGAAATGTCGGTATCCCGTATCTGCTGGGATACTGGCGGGATTGACCCGACCATTGTGTATGAACGCTCGAAAAAACATGGGCTGTTCCGGGTGATCCCCATTAAAGGGGCATCCGTCTACGGAAAGCCGGTGGCCAGCATGCCACGTAAGCGAAACAAAACGGGGTTTACCTTACCGAAATCGGTACGGATACCGCGAAAGAGCAGATTTATAACCGCTTCACACTGACGCCGGAAGGGGATGAACCGCTTCCCGGTGCAGTTCACTTCCCGAATAACCCGGATATTTTTGATCTTACCGAAGCGCAGCAACTGACTGCTGAAGAGCAGGTCGAAAAATGGGTGGATGGCAGGAAAAAATACTGTGGGACAGCAAAAAGCGACGCAATGAGGCGCTCGACTGCTTCGTTTATGCGCTGGCGGCGCTGCGCATCAGTATTTCCCGCTGGCAGCTGGATCTCAGTGCACTGCTGGCGAGCCTGCAGGAAGAGGATGGTGCAGCAACCAACAAGAAAACACTGGCAGAATACGCCCGTGCCTTATCCGGAGAGGATGAATGACGCGACAGGAAGAACTTGCCGCTGCCCGTGCGGCACTGCATGACCTGATGACAGGAAAACGGGTGGCAACGGTACAGAAAGACGGACGGCGAGTGGAGTTTACGACCACTTCCGTGTCTGACCTGAAAAAATACATTGCTGAGCTGGAAGTGCAGACCGGCATGACACAGCGACGCAGGGGACCAGCAGGATTTTATGTATGAAAATGTCCACCATTCCCACCCTTCTGGGGCCGGACGGCATGACATCGCTGCGTGAATATGCCGGTTATCACGGCGGTGGCAGCGGATTTGGTGGGCAGTTGCGGGCGTGGAACCCACCGGGTGAAAGTGTGGATGCAGCCCTGCTGCCCAACTTTACCCGTGGCAATGCCCGCGCAGACGATCTGGTACGCAATAACGGCTATGCCGCCAACGCCATCCAGTTGCATCAGGATCATATCGTCGGGTCTTTTTTCCGACTCAGTCATCGCCCAAGCTGGCGCTATCTGGGCATCGGGGAGGAAGAAGCCCGTGCCTTTTCCCGCGAGGTTGAAGCGGCATGGAAAGAGTTTGCCGAAGATGACTGTTGCTGCATTGACGTTGAGCGAAAACGCACGTTTACCATGATGATTCGGGAAGGTGTGGCCATGCACGCCTTTAACGGTGAACTGTTCGTTCAGGCCACCTGGGATACCCGTCCCTCGCGACTGTTCCGGACACAGTTCCGGATGGTCAGCCCGAAGCGCATCAGCAACCCGAACAATACCAGCGACAGCCGGAACTGCCGTGCCGGTGTGCAGATTAATGACAGCGGTGCGGCGCTGGGATATTACGTCAGCGAGGACGGGTATCCTGGCTGGATGCCGCAGAAATGGACATGGATACCCCGCGAGTTACCCGGCGGGCGCGCCTCGTTCATTCATGTCTTTGAACCCGTGGAGGACGGGCAGACCCGCGGTGCAAATGTGTTTTACAGCGTGATGGAGCAGATGAAGATGCTCGACACGCTGCAGAACACGCAGCTGCAGAGCGCCATTGTGAAGGCGATGTATGCCGCCACCATTGAGAGTGAGCTGGATACGCAGTCAGCGATGGATTTTATTCTGGGCGCGAACAGTCAGGAGCAGCGGGAAAGGCTGACCGGCTGGATTGGTGAAATTGCCGCGTATTACGCCGCAGCACCGGTCCGTCTGGGAGGCGCAAAAGTGCCGCACCTGATGCCGGGGGACTCACTGAACCTGCAGACGGCTCAGGACACGGATAACGGCTACTCCGTGTTTGAGCAGTCACTGCTGCGGTATATCGCTGCCGGGCTGGGTGTCTCGTATGAGCAGCTTTCCCGGAATTACGCCCAGATGAGCTACTCCACGGCACGGGCCAGTGCGAACGAGTCGTGGGCGTACTTTATGGGGCGGCGAAAATTCGTCGCATCCCGTCAGGCGAGCCAGATGTTTCTGTGCTGGCTGGAAGAGGCCATCGTTCGCCGCGTGGTGACGTTACCTTCAAAAGCGCGCTTCAGCTTTCAGGAAGCCCGCAGTGCCTGGGGGAACTGCGACTGGATAGGCTCCGGTCGTATGGCCATCGATGGTCTGAAAGAAGTTCAGGAAGCGGTGATGCTGATAGAAGCCGGACTGAGCACCTACGAGAAAGAGTGCGCGAAACGCGGTGACGACTATCAGGAAATTTTTGCCCAGCAGGTCCGTGAAACGATGGAGCGCCGCGCAGCTGGTCTTAAACCGCCCGCCTGGGCGGCTGCGGCATTTGAATCCGGGCTGCGACAATCAACAGAGGAGGAGAAGAGTGACAGCAGAGCTGCGTAATCTCCCGCATATTGCCAGCATGGCTTTTAATGAGCCGCTGATGCTTGAACCCGCCTATGCGCGGGTTTTCTTTGTGCGCTTGCAGGCCAGCTTGGGATCAGCCGCCTGACGGATGCAGTATCCGGCGACAGCCTGACTGCCGGAGAGGCACCCGCGGCGCTGGCGTTATCCGGTGATGATGACGGACCACGACAGGCCCGGAGTTATCAGGTCATGAACGGCATCGCCGTGCTGCCGGTGTCCGGTACGCTGGTCAGCCGGACGCGGGCGCTGCAGCCGTATTCGGGAATGACCGGTTACAACGGCATTATCGCCCGTCTGCAACAGGCTGCCAGCGATCCGATGGTGGACGGCATTCTGCTGGATATGGACACACCGGGCGGGATGGTGGCGGGAGCATTTGACTGTGCTGACATCATCGCCCGTGTGCGTGACATAAAACCGGTATGGGCGCTGGCCAACGACATGAACTGCAGTGCAGGTCAGCTGCTTGCCAGCGCCGCCTCCCGGCGTCTGGTCACGCAGACCGCCCGGACAGGCTCCATCGGCGTCATGATGGCTCACAGTAATTACGGTGCTGCCCTGGAGAAACAGGGCGTGGAAATCACGCTGATTTACAGCGGCAGCCATAAGGTGGATGGCAACCCCTACAGCCATCTACCGGGTGATGTCCGGGAAACACTGCAGTCCCGGATGGATGCAACCCGCCGGATGTTTGCGCAGAAGGTGTCGGCATATACCGGCCTGTCCGTGCAGGCTGTGCTGGATACCGAGGCTGCAGTGTACAGCGGTCAGGAGGCCATTGATGCCGGACTGGCTGATGAACTTGTCAACAGCACCGATGCGATCACCGTTATGCGTGATGCACTGGATGCACGTAAATCCCGTCTCTCAGGAGGGCGAATGACCAAAGAGACTCAATCAACAACTGTTTCAGCCACTGCTTCGCAGGCTGACGTTACTGGCGTGGTGCCAGCGACGGAG